TCTCTTGGCTTTCCATCCTTGTTCTGATAATATCAATTTCATAAGATACCTGCCTAATGTTTTCTTTCAGAGTGTTATTTTGCTCTTTGAGCAGCGTGTTCATCTTTGAGAAGATGTTGATGTCAAGCAGATCCTCGATCACCTCACGACGATGGTGAGCAGGTAACTGCATGAAGGGAACGAAAGAAGAGGATCCAAGAACGACAACCTGATGGAAGGACTTGTGATTGAGCTTGAGGATGTTCTGCTCAAGGATCCTCTGATACTCTTTGGCATGAGACGACTGGTTAAGCATCTGATCGTTCTTCCAGATCTCAAACTTACCAGGGCTAATGCCACGTACAACTTTAAACTCATTCTTACCGATACTGAACTCTACCTCTACGATAGAGTGTTTACCGTTAATCGAGTTGACAAGCTGTGGTTTATTAATGTTACGATGTGGTTTACCGAATAGACCAAACGAGATAGCGTCGAGCATAGTCGACTTACCTGCACCGTTCTGCCCTACTACAAGTGTAGTGCGTGAGTTCTGTAGGTTAATCTCGGTAAAGCTATTCCCAGTGGAAAGAAAGTTCTTCCACCGTACAGTCTTAAAGATAATCATGCAATCTCGAGTGTCTGAGCTTCGGTCATGAGTTCACGAAGCTGTGATTTAATCCTGTCTTTGTCAAGCTCTGTGTCGACGGCATCTACGTAAGAGCTGAGCAGCTCGCCTGTGTCTTCGAAAGAAATGTCGTCGTCTGCTACGTTATCACCTGAGAAGTCTTCAAAGTTCTCTGCGATCTTAAGCTCGTGGATGTCTTGGTTTTGAATCCGATCGATAAAGCGATCAAAGACAAACGCATCTTTTTTATTGACAACCACAACCTTAACAAACTTACCGTCGAATACTGACGTGTCAAAGTCATTATACTCTGTTTTTTCGTCGTCGTACACAACTTTTTCAAAGAGTGTGTATGAATTACGTACAGCTTCGATTTGACGAGTCTCGGTATCAAACACGTGGAAATACTTAGGATCACCTGCATCTGACCAGAAAAACTCCATCTGGCTACCAAGATAGTGGATGTTATCCTTCTGTGATTTGGTGTGATAGTGGCCAGATATCACCATTTCAAACCGATTGAACAATTTATGGTCCATGCCGTCAGTGGCTTTTACACCGCGCATCAGGTCAAAGCCATTTAACTCTAAGTGTGCACCCAAGATGTCGGCATCACACGTACGCACGAAGTCCATCGACTTGTCATAGTTTTCTGGGTTGATCCATGGCAGCAAACCAATTTTCATGCCACCATACTCCATTACACGAGGCTGCATGATGATAGAGATCTCACTCGTGAAGTAACCAAATAACTCTTTTAATGAGTTGAGATCGTTTGTATTCTTGTAGTAAGTGTCGTGATTACCTGGGATGATGTCCATCTTGATACCATGCTTACGCAAGGGCTCAAGGAAGAACTTACGGTTATGGTTCATCGCCTTGAAGTTGATGAACTTACGGTGATCGTAGTAGTCACCTAGGTGGATGATCTGCTTGATGTCATTCTCTAACAGATACGGAAAGAAGACCTTTGAGTAAAAGTCTTCATGGTTCTTGAGAAAGATCTCAGATGAGTTACGAATACCGCAGTGGGTATCATTTAAGAAAGCAATTTTCATTCTAGGAATTCACTTAAGTCAGAATCTACAGATCGGGTCCTACGTTTTTTCTTCTCTTCTTTCGCGTAGTCTTTGATCTGACGATCAGACTCTTTCACGCGCTCGATACGTTGACGTAAGGATTCTACCACAAATTCTGCCTGTTGTAAATCACCATCTTCACCGACCAAGTGCACTATGTTAAAGTTCTCTAAGAACGACAACTTGATGTCTTGCTGTTTCTTCTCTTTTGCAATACGCCTTAGAAAGGCATACCATGCGATCTGAGTAAAATATGCAAAAGCATTAGGACGGCCAGTACGAGTAGCAGTCGATAAATCATAGTTGTGAATCGCTTTCAAACAGTTTTCAACAGCATCCATTACCATCTCTTCGCGATAGGTATAGCGAATAAAGTTTGACTTGTGAGACAAGCCTTCGGCGATGCGTAAGAAGCACTCGGCGATATAGTTAGGGACGATAGGTGCCGGTTGATTTTTTGCTTTAGCTTCATCTGCAGACTTGACATGCTCGACTACAGCATTTGAGAAATCTGCATTATTAACATAGTGAACATTTTCTTTTTTGCTCATGTTCGCTCCTTTCATAGTGTATTATAACACATATCATAACAAAAGTATACAGTCGTTATTTCATTTCATTTGAAAAAATAATGATGTACAAAACTCAAAAACTACGGTATAATCCTATTACCAGCCGGAGGGGTAGAAGTATACCTTAAGTTTTTTCCTCTGCAGTTTTATATTGCCATTCATCTGTATCACCAAGAGACCATTTCGGTTTATTCTCAACGTGATAGTTTTGTGCGCACACTTTAAAGTCTGGTTGTTTTAAGTTTGGAAGTGTAAGACTACTGTCTCTCCACACCACACGGTTATTTGGTTGCGCAGCAAACTGACCGTTGTCTAGTTGAATGATATTAAAAGATTTGTGCTCAGGATCGTGTTCTGAAAAGTTGGTGTCGATAACACTCAAGTCCTGATGACAATTATCTATAGTGAAGAGATACTCACCTTTGTGCATCTTTTTGTCTTTACCAAAAAACTCACACATACTGAGCAAAGGTTTTTGTACCACTGTGAGATGATAGTCAAAACAGTCCCAGATCTGCAGAGTGTCAAGAGGCAACAACTCACCGTGATCTGTCTTCCACACAAAAGCAGAGATAGGAAGCTTGTCATAGAGTGCACCGTATTCTGTTAACAAAGTCTCAAAGTAAAGTGCTTTGTATTGCACAGACTTTACTGAGATCCAAATACCAGGAGTAAACTCTCCGTGTCCTCTCTCAAGGTCGTAGAGATATTCTTTTCGAACGTAAACTTCTACGGGTGGAAGTGGGTGAACTAAATATGCCATTAGTGTATCAACTTCTTATCTGTTGGTATATCATCATCTTGACCGTCTTTACTAAACAAGTCTAAGATTTTTTTCTTGTACTCTGCGATGTCTTCTTCTGTTACGGACTGTCGACTCTTCTCTATGTTCATCTCATCGTTTATCGCACCTGCATAGTGTTCCATCATCTCTTCTGTAGGGTCAGCTTCTGCGATAATGTGAGATGCATTGATTCTCTGAGGCATCTTCTCTTGAAACACCATGAAAGGTCTGAAGTAATAGAATCGTACGCCTCTATATGGATCTTCACCTTGAACGATACGCATTGCGCTCTGAACGATAACGTCACCGTCGTCTGTCCACTTTACAACTTCACAGATGATCTCGTCATCGTTTGTAAGCTTAAACTGTTTAAGTTCCATCGATATTGATCCCGTAAGTTTTATAATCAAATTTCTCGTTCTGATACATCTTCAGCCTCTCAAACGAGTGTAACAAAGAGAAGTTCTTTCGACTTTGCCAAGACATATCATCAGAGATATCAAATAACTTTGTGACTCGACCATCATCGCTCTTTCTCAATCCTCTACCGATACTCTGTAACACTCGTATCTGAGACTTAGATGGTGATGCGAAAATAATATTATGTAGGTTTCTAATATTTATTCCCGTTGAAAACGTACCCAGAGAGGCAACGATGATAGCGTCTTTCTGTTTCTCTGTGATCTTACGGATCGCTTCACGGTCAGTGGTCTCTGTTTGCCCTGAGACAAAGAACACCTTACGTCCCTCTGCAGCTTTACTCTCTATCAAGTCAAACAACACTTTACCATGCTTCTCTACATATTGAAACAGAACAAGAGTGTTACCTGTCTGATCGAGTGCTAGATTTCGAATGAGCTGGTTACGCTTCTTGTTCGTTACAATATAATCAATCTCATCTTGGTAAGCGAGACCTGCGTTATTTCTTCTCGTAGCATCATCATAGTTCAACACCAATCGAGTGATCGTTAACTTAGCCAGGGTGTCGTTATCTTGCAACGATTTTGTAGTCGTGACCTTGTGTATCTTACCAAACAAACCTTGTAATACAAGTTCGTGTGTCTGTGAACCGTCTAGTGTACCTGTTGTACCAAACCTATACTCTGCTTCTGAACACTTGTCCATGATCGTCGTAAGAGACTTAGACTTGAAACCATGGCACTCATCACCAAACACAGCGCCAAAGTCAGAGAACCAGTCTGCAGGGAACTTATAGATCGATTGCCACGTTGATATGTAAACGCGTGAGTCGGAAGTCTTGTCTTTACCTGAATAGATCCTATGACACTCACTCTCTGAGTCAAACGTGGAGTTCTGTGCATATTCCTTAAAGTCACCGTACATCTGCTCTACGAGAGATGTTGTAGGTACGATGACGAGTATCTTCTTGTCAGAATTATCTAAAAACCAACGGATCAACGTGTATATAATGAGGGATTTGCCGGATCCAGTTGGAGATACGAGGATTGCTCGTTTTCTGTGGATTGCAGTGCAGACTGCATCGAACTGATAGTCGCGAATAGCCCAAGGCAGATCAAGACTTTGAACATACTCCATAACCTCCTTCGGGTCAACTTGGTTAGCTGACTCTGGTACTCCGTAATCGCTTGGTTCCTGATGAAGCTTATACTCTCTCTGTTCACAGAACTTCAAGAGATGATAGTATAAACCAACAGGTAATTGATTAGTACGTTGATTGAAAAGGCGTATCTTACCGTCCCAGACACGGCTTCGAAACGCAGGCATGAACTTATAGCCTGGAACATAGAACGAGAAGAACTCGTTTAACTCTGCTGATATAGATGAGTTACATCCTACTAGCATCGTTGCATGGTTTAACTTCCAGACTGAAATTTTTTCCATTCAATGATGTTCTTTATGTTTTGGTGTCGCCACTTGATATTATCGATAATGTCTTGCAGTGTATCTATCGTGGTCTTATAGTACTGTATTTTCTCTTCAGACTTCTGGATTTCTGGGTCAGACTCATAGTAATAGTCCATCTCACCCTTGAGGATCTTGAGTCCGTCAAACGGGTCTGGATTCCAACCTTTGTCTTTGAGATCTTCTTCTGACATCTTACCGTTGTAATAAAGCCATTTGTCCTTGAGCAGATCTTTCTGCTTGAACTCTGCCCG